GCAATCTCTTCCAGCACCTTACACTCTTCCGGCTCAATTTCGCCTTCTGCCTCCGCAATGGCCACCGCCACATCCAGCACATCTTCCGCTTCACGCGTATCGTGTTTCACATCCTCGATCTCACGTAACGCCGCACGACGACCAGTTTTAAAGTTCGTATCCAGCTGACCGATAATGGTTGCGCTCATCGCATTAATTTCTGACGTAAACGCGGACAGCGCTGGCTGATTACGCAGTACCTGTTCGATCTTCGCTTTCTCGGAAGCCTCACATTCACCATCTGCACAGGCCACCAGGTATGCGGCGTTAATCACCGCCTGTGCCAGATCGCGTTTTTCAAACTTTTTAATTTCCGTTGCCGCTCTGCGGGCTTTTTTTACCAAAAATACCAAACATCGTGACGTTCCTTTGGGTGGGTGAGCCAACGCCCGGGAGCGATCTGCCCACAGAGAAAGTCACACTGACCACTCCGTAAGCTCCCCCCGAAAGGCTCTGTGGTTGGTATGCGCCGGGCGTGGCGCGGATACAAAAAAGGTCCGCAAAAGCGAGCGAGGGAAAATAAGTGTGGTGCGTTGTACTGGGTTCGAACCAGTGACCGATTGCTTAGAAGGCTGGCGTTCTATCCCGATGAGCTAATGGCGGTTGGTGGCCCTTGCTGGATTTGAACCAGCGACCTGGCGATTATGAGTCGCTCGCTCTCACCACTGAGCTAAAGGGCCGGGCGCAGGATAATAACGGTACGTAACTAATTCTGCAATATCATCCGTTCTGACTGACTAAATTCTGAACTTCCCTGACCGTCTGCTCAAAACGCCCGCTCTCCAGCTCAACGCCAATTGCACGACGCCCCAGCGACATTGCTGCTTTGACGCTACGGACATAAAAAAGCCAGCCACTGGGGGAGGCTGGCAAACTCGTAGAGCAAAATGCTGTTACGCAAACTTCGTTACAGGGTCATCCTGCAATACAAAAAATACACAATATTTAGAAAACTAATAGTGCCATGTGCGATTTTTAAGATTTTGTTATTAATTGTGGTCGCACCTTCCTTTCTGTGTACTTTCCGTATAGCTCCCAGGATGCCGGATACAAAAAACCCGCTCGTCGACGGGCTTAAGCTACGTGGCAAAGCACCCCCACTTCACATAATATTCAGTAATTAAATATTAAATCACTTATGGAGATCACGTTTTTATGGCGATAAAATGAACACTCCCGATTTCGAATGGAGTGATTCATGATTATTATTAGAACAGAAAACGGCATCGAGAAACTTGATAACTGGGAAGAAATCACATCCAGACCAAACTTTGTTGCCAGTATAGATAAAGGAGAACAACAGTTTGAGGAAATAATTGGCTACTACAAATTTAAGGAAGAAGTCCACTGTGGCTTAACTGGCTGCAACCAACCACATCAAATGGGTTATATTGTAAAGACCTCTAGCGGCATTGAAACTAACATCGGCAATAAATGCGGCAAAAACGAATTCGGTGTGGAATTCGGCGAGAATGTTCTTAGCTTCAATAAACTAATGCAACTCGAGACCAATCGAGAAATTATCAGAACAGCAAAAAATAAGCTCGAAGAATGGCAAAAAATCATTGAAAACATACGAAATACCAAACCCACCATAGATTATTTATCTTCTACTATAGAAAATAGTAAAAACTATAACTACTCTGGCAGGCTTGGCGCAGCAGAAATACGCTTATTGGCAAAATCTCAAACCGGTATTGTAAGTCTATCAGAAGTTGAAACTGATAAGAAAACCAAAACAATTCTATTTGCAATGAATAAACACATGCGCGAATCTGGAGAAGCAACAAGTGAGTTCAACATGGGAAAGGTATCATTTATCCATGTGCTTTTACCAGAAAATAATCTTCGTAAGTTTTTTGTTGCGCTCAAAGAAGATCTAAAGAAAATTCAGGGCATTGATCTGCAAACAACCCCAAGCCCAGAAATTTCCAATGTTGCCCAAATCGCCAGTTCAATCGAAGAACGAATCATACGATTAAAAAACCTGAAACATCAAGCCAGTAAGTTCTTAACCAAAAAAAACCTGCTTCCTATTGCAAATAAGATAAAATACTCATCAACAGCAGACGAGATTGAGCTTCGTGATTTCGAAAGTTTTTTTAGCCAATTGAAGTAAAAAAGCCCCCTCAAGGGGCTTTCTGTCAGAATCATTCAGGCATTATTCCGCATGATCAAAATGATACATGACAGATTCGGACAAAATCAAGTGCTATATCGCAAAAAGCCTAAGTTTAGTTTACATCATTACCAAAACTTGTCACATTCTGAAAAGCAATATCGGCCTTACGCTCTTCCTGGTGACAAATGTCAACCAGAGAATCAAGAAACGGCTTCCAATTACGTGTCCATGTCCTGACGTGTAGTTCGGGTATCCGCTTCAGTACAACTTTATATGCTGCGGTAGACGGTACCGTAGAAAATCCATTTCCGCTGCAACGTTCGCAGATTTTAAACACAGGCGCACCACGCTCGCTTGTGGCTTTGCGGTCGAGTACCTCTCCCTTTCCACCACAACGACACCTGGCACTTATCACTCCCTTCCCTTTACATACATCGCAAACGACTGGTACAACTTCCGTTACCTCTGTCCATTTCTCCCAGTCTGACGGTCGAACAGCGCGGGATCGACTGGCCCAATATGGTGCTTTACCCCATGGGTATGAAACCTTACGTGTAAGCTGCTCACATTCCATTCGCCCAGTACCACTACATTTGGGGCATGCCACACTAGTAGCAGCCGATCGGGAATATTCAGCAAAGGCGAATTGTGCCAGTACCAACATGCACCAGCCAAACTCACTCCCGGCAGCCTTCCTTACGTTCTTTGGAGCAGTATCCATCGCATATCTCGCCAGCACCTGAACTGCAAGCTGTTCATCCGATTTACTGAGCCCAGCTTTACCGAAGAAGGCTGCCATTCCGAATCCGGCTTGTGATTGCGCCATCCCCATAGCAGCCATCACATCAGTACCGGAAAGAGAGTCAGAAGCCGTAGCCCGTGGTGAGTCGCTCATCATCGGGCTTTTTGGCGAATGAAATTTAGCTACGCTTTCGAGTCTCATCGTCTTCCCCTCTATCCTTTGCAATGACACCACACTTCAAACATTCGTTTCACAACCTCACGACAGTAGAAGCCGTAAGCATCGCGGGTAAGATCGTAGCGATTGCCATAACGCTGGCGCATATATCGTTCGAATGCTTTGTTCATGTGTTCTCCAGTTCGGTGATTTTTATTCCAAGCCGTCCGCCTGATACTTTCACACCACGAATTACGCGAATGTCATCGAATTGCTCGTCGTCTTCCGCAAATCCGGCGTGGATAAGGGAGTCGAGTAAACCTTTCAGGATGTTGTCGAGGTCGCGGCGGCGGGAGTCTGGAACGTCTGCGATGACTTTGATACGGAGTCGTGATTTGGTGAAAATGTCTAACTTGAGTTGGCGGATGATTTTCTGAACGTCTTTTCGGTATTTCTGGCCTTTATCGCTGATGTAGTATTGGCTTCCCCGTCTTCGCCAGTAGGTGTTCAGCGACGGCGGATATGGAAGCACAAACTGATATTCGTTCATGGCTTAATCTTCCCCTCCTTCAGCAGTATCGCCTGCGTCCTGATCACGCCTTCGAGGTGGTAAAGTCTGGCGTCTTTGTTGTCGAGATTATGGGTGCGTCGGTCGATTTCATCGTGACACGCGCTACAAGCCCATGCGCCGATCAGGTCGTCAGGCTTCATTCCCGTTCCGCAAATTCCAGCCATCCGGTAATGTGCCAGAACTGTAGTTTCAGGATTGCCATTGCATACGCCGTAAATACGTACCTGGCATTCTCTGCCGCGCGCTTCTTTGCGTAGGTTAGCCATTAAGCAGCCTCCCCTGTTACTTTCAGCATTCCGTTATCGAGCAGCTTTCTGGTCAGCCACTGTTGACCACGCCCGGTGATTTTTGTGGTGAACGATATCTGTATTCCGTGATTTGTATTGACCGCTGTTTCTTTCACTGTGAAATAGCCGCGATCCATATATTCCTGCATTGGCACATTGCGCCGGGCACCTGAAGCAATAAGGATTTTGTGATCGCGCATCCACGCAAACAGTTTGTTTGGACCAATACAAACAACCTTTGCAAAGTTTCCAATCAAAATTCCGCTGGCCTCGCCAACTCGATCGGCAAACTCAACTTTAGGTGCTGCGAGAGCAAGCTGTTTCTCCAGTTCAGCCTTCTGGTCTTCAAGGTCGGCCGCAAGGCGCAATGCCTCAGAAAAGGTTTGTGGTATTTTCGCGGTTGCCCCTTCAAGCTCTCGCCAACGGTCAACAAGACGAGCGGTGAATTCCGGCGACAACTGAGCGACGACAATAATGCTGTCTCGCTTACCTTGTTCGCCTTCGAATATATACACGCTTGTGAATTTGTTAGGGATAATTGTTTGTTTATTTTCAACTTTTTGCATTGAAGGAAGTTGAATCACCCCACGCTTTGCCAGACGTTCTATTGATATTCTGACATTACCGTGTTGGCTTCCCACCAACTCAGCGATTTCAATGCTTGTCATTTTGATGGCATTGCTATTTATCAGCTCATTCATTGTCATGTCCTCTCACATTGAAAATTCAGCAATAAAAAACCCAGCCGAAGCTGGGTTTGTTAAGTTGTCAATTGTCAGTAGCGATGCAGTGAAGGCGGCAACTCTTTGTTCTTAAGCCTTTCCCATGCCAGAAGGTTCGTCGGCCCGTCAGGCTCATAAATATCTATATCCCGCGTGTGATTAATTAAAACGCCCCTCGCCCTCCCGATGATATACGAGAACTCATAGCCGTAGTCGTGGCATATGCCGGAATAGCCAGACTGAATCAGTTTTAATGCGGGATACAACTCACGGAACAATGCCTGTGAGCGGTTGGCATAATCCCACAGCCATACAAGGCTGTCTGTTTCTTTTGCGGAAAGCCCGTTGAGCTTCTTCTCTTGTTTGCCAGTATTTTTCTCGCCCTGGCTGAAATAGCAGTCTTCCAGTTTTTCGAACACTTCCCACGCCTGATCGGTTTCGAGCATTTTTGCATGACGGGCTGCTCCGCGTTCTGTCCAGAGGATGAGGGAGCGGGCATTTTTACCAACTAACCCGATTGTTTCGGGTCTGTTCTTAAACTCGCGTAATTCGTTTTTTTCAATTTTAAAGTAATGCTTTCCGGGCATGAATCGCGTCGTGTTGTTCAGAAAGTTATCAGAAATGTTTTTGATTTTTGTTCCGTAAAGGTGAGCCAACAGTTCAGTAGTAATTACGGGGATCTGGTTATAGGTAACAGGGGAAAGGTTTTCGACAGAAATTTGAACAGCCATAATGACCTCGCGTTTCGATTATTTTTACCTCGCCACCGTCAGGTGCTAATCATCGTGGTGGCGAACTGTGCGGGGTTAGCACTACCGGTCGAAACATCCGGCGAGCCTTTCGGCTCCCCCACACAGCCCGCCATAAATCGCGAATGTGACTGTGCTTAGCGCATAAAAAAACCGCCAGCGCGGTTATGCACCGTTTCGATATCCGGGGTGCTAATCCCGACGCCAGATTTTGCTGGCGCGTGAGGAATATAGCCCCGAATAAATCATCGCGTCAATCACCTTGTTTTCCTCGCACGATGTCTTAGCCACCGGATATCCCACAGGTGAGCCGTGTAGTTGAAGGTTTTTACGTCAGATTCTTTTGGGATTGGCTTGCGTTTATTTCTGGAGCGTTTCGTTGGAAGGTATTTGCAGTTTTCGCAGATGATGTCGGTGATGCTTCGTCGCTGCGTCTCATGCTGCCCTCCTGACGCCCTGCCCGATCGCCATCAATGCCGCTTTGGATACGGTAGTAAACATCCGTCGAGGACTGATGAACGGTCGCCAAATCAGCAGCATGGAACCTTTGCTGTTTCCCTTCTTCTCCAGCCCTGTCGATGGTTCGATAAAATTAATCCGTCCATCAGTGATAATACGAACTTCGTCAACACTCTCCAGAGCCTTGCTGAACCATCCGACTGACATATCCTCTGGTACAAGCATAACTACCGTCTGTCGCTGTTGTATGCACTGCTCAGCGGCTTTTTCCACCCACGGCCTGATATTGCTGTACGGTGGGTTATTCCAGATTGCACCGTGGCTTACCCACTCAGAATTGAGCGCGTCGTCGGCCTCAGTTAGCCAGTGAGCACACAGAGCATTTTTGTCGCTCGCTGCCGAATCCAGCCAGAATCCAAACTCAATATCCAGTGCATCAAAAAGCCAAAGCGGCGTTTGCCAGCAGTCCTTGTCGTGTGCTGGCGTATTTGATTTGATAGTCATGCAGCCCGATCTCCCCATCTCGCTTTCCACTCCAGAGCCAGTCTCGCTTCGTCTGACCACTTAACGCCACGCTCTGTACCGAATGCCTGTATAAGCTCTAATAGCTCCGCAAATTCGCCTATACGCATCCTGCTGGTTGACTGGCCTATTACCACAAAGCCATTCCCGGCAAGGTTAGGAACAACATCCTGCTGCTTTAATGCTGCTGTAAAAACGCACTTCCAGCTTTCTGCATCCAGCCAGCGACCATGCCATTCAACCTGACGAGAGACGTCACCTAAGCAGGCCCATAGCTTCCTGTTTTGGTCTAAGCTGCGGTTGCGTTCCTGAATGGTTACTACGATTGGTTTGGTCGGGTCTGGAAGGATTTGCTGTACTGCGTGAATAGCGTTTTGCTGATGTGCTGGAGATCGAATTTCAAAGGTTAGTTTTTTCATGATTTCCCTCTCCCCCAAATAAAAAGGCCTGCGATTACCAGCAGGCCTGTTATTAGCTCAGTGATGTAGATGGTCATCTTTTAACTCCATATACCGCCAATACCAGTTTCATCGCTGCACTCTGGCGACACTCCTTAAAAATCAGGTTCGTGCTCACCTTTCCTTCCCGTTCTTCCCTGGTAGCAAACCGGTAATACACCGTTCGCCAGACCTTACCATCAATGACCAGGATTCCTGCCCGCGCCATTTTAGCCGCAGCCTGATTTATGCTGGTTACGGTTGCGCCTGTTACCGCGGAAACGTCCTGTGCACAGAAGCTCTTATGCGTCCCGAGGTAATGAATAATTGCCTCTTTGCCCGTCATACACTTGCTCCTTTCAGTCCGAACTTAGCTTTAATTTCTGCGATCTTCGCCAGAGCCTGTGCTCGATTTAGAGGTCTGCCGCCCATGACAGGAAGTTGTTTTACTGGTTCAGGTATCGTCTCACCACGGTTAATTCGTGCTGTCATACAGGTCAGTTCATCGGCAGCCTTGCGCCGTAATTCCGCGTCAGTCAGCGCATTGGCCCGCATGTTCTGGTACAGGTTGGTAACCAGCCAGTAGTGCGCGTTTGATTTCCACGGATAAGACTCTGCATCCGGATACAGGCCTCGCTTCCGGCAATACTCGTAAACCATATCAACCAGCTCGCTGACGTTTGGCAGTCCGGCGATAACGGATGCTTCTTCCCGGCACCATGCAACAAACTGCCCGGGTGATGGAAGAAATGGTCGATTCTGCCGACGGGCTACGCGCATTCCTGCGTTAACCTGTTCCATCGAGGTGATCCCGTTTTCCCGGAAAGCCAGAACCCACTGGCGGCGGATTTCATTCAGTTCGTTCTGGTCCCGGTTAGCCAGACTCGCCGGGAAAGTTGCCAGTAACTGGCTGAACACACCGTTGATGATCTGCGCTACCTGTTGTACCTGCGGCTTTTCGTCGTACTGTTCCGGCATGTTGTTGGCGATCCGACGCATCTGCTCACGGTCAAAGTTAACCATCTGTGCGGCGATGTTTTTCATAAATCCACCCCGTAAATCCAGTCAGTGTTTGTCAGGTCGAGTTTTGGTTTTCCAGCTGTCACGCCAGCCTGTTGCTTGTTACGGTTGATTTCGAGCTGGGTCCACTTGTCGCGGAGTTTGGCCGGGCTCAGCACGTTACCGGACCAGAAGTTGTCCTGGCATGCCCAGCGGAACAGTACACACATGTCGCGATGGTTACGTCCGTCACGTTCACGCATCAGGCGGATATCGTTAGCCCACCCTGCAAAATTCGGTTTTCTGGCTGATGGCGCGATAGTCTTCACCATGTCAAACATCCACTCTGCGGCGGTCAGGTCTTCTGCTGTCCCCCACTTGCTGCCGCTCTGAATTGCAGCATCCGGTTTAACCACAGAAAGATCGTTTTCTGGCTGGTCAGAGGATTCGCCAGAATTCTCGAACGAATAATCTTTTCTTTTTTCTTTTGTAATAGTGTCTTTTGTGTCCCCCTGTTTTGAGGGATAGCAATCCCCTAATTTGAGGGATGTTTTATCCCTCGTTTTAGGGGATTTTCCCTCGTTTTGAGGGATGCACCATTCTGAGATGTTTTTGTTTGGTCCAAACATGCCGCCTTGCTGCTTGATAATATTCATTCTGACGAGTTCTAACTTGGCTTCATTGCACCGTTTGACAGGTAACTTTGTAATCTCGCTAAGTTGAGAATCGGTGATTCTGTCCATTGGTTTATTCCACCCATAGGTTTTACGCAGAATGGCAAGCAGCACTTTAAACTGTCGCTTGGTCAGATCTGCGCCTGAATAAGCCTCAAGCAGCATATTTGATAGTCTGGCGTAACCATCATCGAGATCTGCCACATTACGCTCCTGTCCGGCAAAGTTACCTCTGCCGAAGTTGAGTATTTTTGCTGTATTTGTCATAATGACTCCTGTGGATTGATCCAGTAATTCCCTCAGAATTGCATATCAATTTGCTTAAAATCCTCGGTGTGAACCGCCCCGGGAATCC